TACCGCTCCGGGGGCAATGGAAGTAGAAGCATCTCCTGTACAGGATCAGATGCAGCAGTTAGCCTTTGGCGATCAGGTTGCTGGCCCGATTGAACAGCCGGGAGCGGAAAATGAAACTGGTGTAGCTGATGATGTGCCTATGGATGCACCTGAAGGGGCGTTTATTATAAATGCTTCTGCAATAGCAAAAGTGGGTAAGCTTGATTTTGAACAGCGCATACTTGCTCCCGCAATTAAAGAGCTTAAGAAGGAGGGTGTTAATATTGAGCTAGCTTCACTAAAAACTCCTTCTAAGCAGGTTGATGGAGCTGTTGATATTGCCGTGTCCAACAAAGAATATTACATCCCCCCTGAATTAGCTGAAATGATTGGCACGGATCTTTTAGAAAAAATTAATAAGAGAGGCGAAAAGGAAACTGAAGAGAAGTTAGCAGAGCAGCCTCCGCAGCAAGAGGTGGCACCCGCTGGGCAAAACCAGATTCCAGTGCGCGGTGCTAAAGGGATTAATGGGTTAGCCCTTGGTGATCAGGTTGTTGATCCCAAAGAAAGCGCAAAAAAAAAGTTAAGAATAAGGGAAAACGCCCCGCTAGAACGAAGCACAGGTAAATTATTTAGTAAAGCTCAATACAACAAGAAAGCAGACGGTAAAAGAGAAGGATTTAGAACAATTGGATTTGGTCATGCAATACAAGACCTTGGAAAGTCCGTTCAAAGATTTCAAAAACTTTTTAATGTGAATCGGGCTACCGCTGTAAATATAGCTTCAGGTAAAGAACGAATTACTAAAGATCAAGCCTTAAAACTTTTTGATAGCGATTATACAGTTAAAGAAGATGATGTGATTAGTCGTGTTAGCGGTAAAGACGTTTATACTTCTCTTCCTTCAGAAGTTCAGGAAATTTTTGTAGACGCAAATTTTAGAGGCGACTTTCAAAAAAATAATAAAAATTATAAGTGGGTTGAACAAGCTATAAAAGGCGACTACTTAACAGCTTCACAAGAAGTCTTAGACCACCAAGAGGCTAAAGCTAGCCCTAAGGGTGGCGTAGCAAAGAGGATACAAGACTACAGCAAAGTTCTTAGATCTCTCAGCCCCAACAACAGTTCCCCGGAAGGGAGAACGCCTCTCGCGCTAGAGGAACAACAAAGTTTTATGTCTCAAAATAATGAGACAAGAGTTTCTCCAATCTCTGAAGCAGAGCTACAGGAATTGGAAAAAAGGTCAGATACTACAACGTATCTTACCAAGCAGCAGCCACCCGTTAACTAACGGCCCTGCGTAGTACCAAACCCAACTGCGGCTACCCTTTCACAGGCCCCGTAAGGAGGAAAAATGACTAAAGAAGTACAAGTAAACGACGAAGAGGAAAATCTAGGCCCTTACCGAGGCAAATACAAAGCGGAAGTCTACAAAGACGAAGCGGTATCTGAAGAAGAAGCTACCCTAGATGGAGCTACTGAAGACACTCTACTAGTTGATGATGAAACCATTTCCGGTAACCACTTACAGAGTAAAACTGAAGTGCAGACGGAAGAGCATGACTATAAGAAGCGTTACGATGATTTGAAGAAGCACTACGACTCTAAGCTCCATGAGTGGAGAGAAGAGAAGGAAGAACTTGTTTCTCAACCCCAAGGGGAAGAAGCGCCAGAATATGACGCGGATATTGAGAACTTCAAAGAAAACTATCCTGACGTGTATAATGTAGTCGAGGCTATGACTGCTAAAAATTCTGAGAAAGAGCTTGCTGAACTTCGTAAACAAGTTTCGCATCTTTCCAGTAAAGAAGAGCAGCTAAAAGCTAAAGGTGCTTATCAGGAACTGCTAGCCCTGCATCCTAACTTCTCAGAGATTAAAAAATCTGAAAAGTTTGCCTCATGGCTTGAGGAGCAGCCACCTAGTATTTCGGATGGAATCACTAAAAACAAAGAAGATGTTAGATGGGCTTCTCGCGTTCTTGACTTGTATGAGGCCGATATTGGCTCAACTAAAAAGGTAGGCAGATCTCGCAAACAACAGTCTGCAGCAGCAGAAGCCGTAACAAGAACTAAAGGCATTAATGTTGCTACAGATTCAAATGCGAATAAAAAGGTTTGGACTACTTCAGAGATACGTAAACTTAAACCGCATGAGTATAGCAAGTTTGAAGCAGAACTTGATCTTGCAAATGCGGAGGGTCGTATCCAAAATAGATAGACTATAAAGAAAGGACTTGAGATATGGCTATTTCCGTATCTGCCGGTTATGGTAACTTACCTACTGGCAATTTTCAGGCCGAAATCTATAGCCAAAAGGTTCTTAAGTTTTTCCGCCGTGCGTCGGTAATTGAAGATATTACTAATACTGACTACGCAGGAGAAATTGAGAACTTTGGTGACACGGTTCGGATTATGAAAGAACCCACCGTTACGATTTCTGCATACTCGCGAGGCTCTGTGGTTACGCCGCAGGATCTGGCAGACGACGAAATCCAGTTGACGGTGGATCAGGCACAGGCGTTTGCGTTTAAGGTGGATGACATCGAAGAACGGCAGTCGCATGTTAACTTTGAAGCGCTTGCCACCTCTTCGGGTGCGTTTTCGCTGAAACGTAACTATGACAAAAATGTACTTCAGGCCATGATCGATGGTGCAGGTATCGCTGGTGCTAATGGCGCTACCGAAACCGATGCTAATCTTGGTACTGCTGGTACTCCCGTTACTATTGCTGGTTCTGATGCCGGTGATGATGTTGTAAATCTGATGGCCTTGATGGCGCGTAAGCTCGATGAGCAGGACGTTCCTGAAGAGAACCGTTGGTTTGTGGCACCTCCCATTGTGTATCAGAATCTGTATGCAGCGGGTGCTAAGATCGTTGAAGTTCAGGTAACGGGTGACGCTAGTTCCCCGCTCCGTAATGGTCTGGTTACGAACCAGAAAATTATGGGCTTCAACCTCTATAAGTCCAACGCGCTCCGTCAGTCGGTCGATGCTACGACTACTACGGACATGGTATCGTTTTCCGGTGTTGCGACGGGTGAGAACACGGTTCTTGCTGGTCACATTTCCGGTATGGCGACTGCCAACTCAATTGCTAAGACAGAAGTTATTCGCGATCCTGATTCCTTTTCGGATGTGGTTCGTGGTCTGCACGTTTATGGCCGCAAGGTTATTCGTCCAGAGGCTATCTGTCTCGGCATTGTCGATTACAGTTAAGGGAGGTATGAAAAATGACTGTATATGATCGTACCGCTAATGGCGGAACGGTGGGTCATCCTTCACGGATGCCTACCCCTTATGTGATTACTTCCCCTGTTTGGGATACTGTAGATGGTGGCGGCGTAGGAGGAGACATCATTCAGCTTATTGATGTTCCTGCGGATACCATGATTATTTCTGGCGTTCTTGAAGTTCTTGAAGTGCGCGGTAATACTCAGATCACTATGGATGTCGGATTTACTGGCGGTGACGTTGACTGTTTTATTGACGGTTCTGTGGTTGCTGCTGGTTTTACTCCGTTTCTTGAGGCTGCTGTTGGAGTCTCGGGAGCAAACGCGCGTGTTTTGACAAGTGCTGATACTATTGACGCTCTTGTTCTTGACGGCGGGTCTACGGGTGAAACGGCTCTACGTTTCCGTATCCACGTTTGTATGGTTGACATTTCGCGCAATCCTACTGAATCTGCTACGGTTTCTACGGGTACGTAATAGTACTAAAGGTTTTGTGGGGTTCCTTTTAAAAACCCCACCCTTCTTGCTATGATATTGAATTGATGGAGGTCATATGTTTATCAAGCTGCTTAGTGAAGACGAAGTAAATTTCTGTTTAGATAAAATAAACAGCAATACATTTAAGGGCGGAAAAGAGACTGCCGCTGACTTAGAAAGCATAAAAAGCAATAAAGAGTCTAACAGCGTCCCAGACGAAGTTAGAAGGCTTATTACAGACAAGCTTTATGATACTCATTATATAGACAGCGTATATTGTCCTACTAGAGTATCAGTAAATTTTTATAATAAGTATCGTAAAGGCGACTACTACGATTTACACGTAGACGCTTTTAAGGCTCAACCAAAATCAAACAACATATTTTTTGACTATGGCTGGAGCATAAACCTAACAGACGACTACGAAGGCGGAGAATTTATTTTAGATACTCCTGTGGGCAGAATAGGTAAGAAGTTAAGCGCGGGTGAAGCCGTAATATTTCCCATCATATACCCACATGGAGTAGAGAAACTTACTGATGGCCTTAGACAAAATGTCATTGGCTGGATGTCTTCTAACGTATCATATGAACAATCTTTTATGTTGAAAAACATGTATGAAGTAAATGAATATCTTATGAACACACAGAAAAGCATGTTTACAAAATCAACACTTGTTCAGACATATCTAAAGAAGGCTTGGGGAAAATAATGTGAAACGGTTTGCTGTTTTAGCTACTTTAATTCTGCTGCAAATATCTTTTTTTGTTTCCGGCGTAGCTACTGCTGAACAGCAAGTTCAGTGTTATCCAGAGGCTATTTTTGCAGAAGCTGCAAAAGACTCACATGGGGAAATACCTTTTTGGATAGCCGATGATATTATTCAAGATATAGAATACAGAATGTATGTTAATCCCTTTACTAAAACTTTTACCCTGACTGTAATACTTCCGGGCAGGAAAGATCAGGAATGTGTTGTCTTTGCGGGAAAAAACTTTAGGTCACCCTATAATAAAAGTGGAGATGAATCTTGACACAGGCACTAGCTAGACCAGTACGATTAAGAAATGCTGGAGTTGCTCTTAGTAGCACGGATGTAACAACGGTATACACTGTACCTGCAGGACATGATGCGATATTAAAAAAAATTATAGTTGCTCAAGTTTCAGGCCACCAAACAGATGTTACCATAACTCTTACAGATGCCAGTGCTAGTGCTACTTACTCTATTGTGTATCAGAAGGCTGTAGCCGCCCACAGTTATCTTATTTTAGATTTA